TAAACTCTGTGGCTTTATTACCCGTAGCCGATACAACCATAATTGTAGTATTAGGATCTTTAAGTAGAAACCAAGAAGCAAGGCAGGCAGTAATTACGGACTTACCAAACCCACGCCCAGCCTGTAGTTGCATATCTTTAGCTCCATCTTGCAAAGCTTCTGCCATAGCATACTGTGCAGGGGTAGGTTCTCCAATACCTAGATACTTAAAACACCCCCACAAATGATTACGAAAATCATCGACCATCTCTTGGGGTATCTTCATCTACGTCTCCTTACTGGTTGAAACAACATTAGTCCAAATACAGGAAGAGTTCCAACCGATGGAGTAACTCCGTACACCATCGGTGGATTAATAGGATCTATACTAGAATTGCTTGGAACATTAACTACATTTTGTACCTTATCAAATGTTTCAAAGTATTCAAGTACCTTATCTACTGTCTCTTTCCCAACAATGGTTCCTATTATAGCAGCAACCAATGTTAATGTCAAGCACTTTTTCTCAAGTTCTTTAATTTTTTTATCTTTTGCTCGACCACGGTCTTCGCATTTCTTAAGTTTTGTCATGTTGTCTTGCTTATGACAATCGCAATTACAAGTCATTACTTCTTCTTCTTACCCACTTTTTTGGCTGCTTTTTTAGCAGCTTTCTTACCTGCTGGTGTATATGGAAATTTTTTCTTACCTACTTTTGGCATTAGCTTGCCTCCTTTCTAAATGGAATACTGTCTTTAAATTTATCTTCTAGAAAATCTAGAGTTTCATTAGGAATAGTATCAAGTTGATCACGGTTATCTGTAATAAT